AGAATGTGAATTGAAATTTTTATCTAAAACAGGAGTCTTAAATATAGAATTAAGTTAATATGCCGAACGAAAATGTGAAATATATTATATCAATGCAGGATAAAATGTCCGGCAAGATAGACAACCTGAATAAAAAAACCTCTACATTAGACAGCAGGATGGGAGGCTTGAATAAGTCCTTGAAAATGGTTGGGGCAACTGCTCTGACATATTTCGGAGGTAGAGCCATATTGAGAGGCTTCAATGATTTGGTTCAGGCAGGTATGGAATTCAGTTCAGGGATGGCAAATGTTCAAGCTATAACAGGAGCTACTGGTGAAGATTTCAAAGGATTGACTAATTTGGCTCAAAAGTTAGGTGAAACAACTCAATTTTCTGCGCGTCAAGCATCTAAAGGGATGTCATTCTTGGCGATGGCTGGATTTAAAACAAAAGATATTATATCCGCGATGCCAGGGGTGTTGAATTTAGCAGCAGTAGGCAATTTATCTTTGGCAGAAGCATCCGATATAGCATCAAATGCTTTAACGGCGTATGTATTAGAAGCAAAAGAGATTGGAAGAGTAAATGATATGATTGCCAAAACAATCACATCTGCAAATACAGATACTCGCCAATTCGCTGAAGCTTTTAAATATGTCGCTCCGATAGCCAAAGGAGCAGGCGTTCAAATGGAAGAACTATCGGCGGCCATAGGAATATTAGGGAATGCAGGTATTCAAGGCAGTATGGCAGGAACTTCATTAAGACAATCAATAGCTCAGATAATTACTCCGGCCGGACAGAAGAAGATGCAGAAGTTCGGGATAGACGTTATGGATGCTACCGGCAATATGCTCCCATTGGTGGATATTGTGGCTCAGATGGAGAAACAGGGATTGAAGACTGCTGATATAATGGGAATATTTGGTATGAGAGCCGGACCGGGAATGCAGGTCTTAGTCAATCAAGGAGCTGATGCGCTGAGGGGTTTCACTAAAGAACTGAATAATGCGGCAGGTACGGCTGATAGGATCGCTCGTGTAAAATTAGATAATTTGAAAGGGGATACCATTAAATTAAAATCTGCTTTCGAAGGTCTTCAGATTAACTTGGAGAAACGTATGGATCCTGCATTAAGAGAGTCCACTCAAGGAGTTACCAGCATGATAGGAGCTATGAGTAAATGGGCAAAGCTAAAGGTTTCAGATGAGATTCGTAGAGAACAGCAAGAGGTTAATAGATTAGCAGCTTCTTTATCGAACTCCTATATTTCACAGGAGGAGAGATTACTGATTTACGAAAAATTAAAAATGGTCGCTCCTGATGTGGTTAAAGGAATAGACGCTGAGAATATATCTACTGGACAATTAAATATCAAATTGAGAGAATATAATGAGTTACAGAGGAAAAAATTGACATTTGCTCTTTTAGAAGAGAAGCAGGCCAAGGTTTTGAATGCTGAAACAAAAGCTCATAGTAATCTTGTTGATAAACAGACGCAGGCTATCAATAAAGCTTATGAAAAAGGAATTGATTTAGTTACTACTCAACAACTTCAGGCAGGGCAATATAAGACCGCTCTTTGGATGTTAAGAAAACAAGCTCAAGAAACTGAAAAATTAATAGAAAAAGGAAAAGAATCAGGAGAGATAAGCAAAATATATAATGTGAACGATAGCTTTGTTGGTACAGATCACGAACTCGATCCTCTTCAGCAAAAACTATGGCATACCAATGAGTTAATAAATCGCACAAAAGGATTGATAAAAGCAGAAGAAAATTATACAGATAAATCAAAATTAGCAGATAAAGCACGTGAGCAAATAGCTTTGAATAAAAAATTACTTGGATTAATGACTGACGGAGACGTTATTTCCAAGAAACAAACAGAATTAGAAACTACAATAACAGGAACTGACGGAGACGTTATTTCCAAGAAACAAACAGAATTAGAAACTACAATAACAGGAGCAGATAAAGTAGAGGGAGCTATAACAAAGATAACCAGCGCAGCGCCCAAGGTATTTAATATAAATATTGATAGACAGATAGGCATTGAAAATCTAACGACAGAGACATTACAAGAAGGCATCACAGCAACAGGAGAATCTGCATTGAATGTTTTGATTCAGGCATTAAATCAGTCACAGATAATAGCAGGAGAATAAATTATGGCAGAAATTGTAAAACAGACATTAGGAACGGCGGCAGGAGCTGGAGTAGGCTATGCCAAAGGAATAAAAAGCGGTAAGAATTTATCGTTCAATATTTCACGATCTGGAATATCAGTAGCGAAAGGGTTGATTAATAAGGCTGTTATTCCTGAAACTAATGATAACGATGTGGCTGTTGCTCAATCATATCTTGGAACGCCTGTATATGCCAATCTTGTTTTTGGCAATATAGATAATCAGAATAATATTTCAGGAGCAGTAAAGAATGAATATATTGATTTACAGGGAAATATAATCCCTTTTGTGCCGTTGAGAATTGATTCGGTGATAATGACAGCAAGAATGCAGAAAAATATAATTAAGACGCCTATACAAGGAAGAAATGGGACTATCAAAGAATATATATCTGATGGAGACTACATTATAGATGTCGTAGGAGCTATCAGTACAACAGATCAAGGAACGAAAGCAAGCTACGGCTTACCAGAAGACGATATTGAACGATTAATAAATATATGCAATATACCATATCCCTTGCCTGTTGATAGTACATTCTTGAATCTTTTTGGCATCGATAAAGTGGTTATCGAGAATTATATGTTCCCACAGGAGGAGGGATTTAGGAATCGACAAAAATTTCAGATCCAAATGGTATCACATCAAGAAATAGATTTGAATAATGTTGAGGCTTAAATCAAATATAATATTTACACGTGACGATCAAATCACTTATGACTTTGATTATCTGGTGGATTGTCAGATAGAATCTGATTGGGATAATTATGTAAGTGTATGTAAATTGAAAGTACCTAATAGATTTAAGCAAAATAATAAGACCGTAATAGCTGAATTCAGAAAAGGAGACAAAGTATTCGTCAATCTCGGGTACGTACCTAATCTATATACGGAATTTGTCGGCTATGTGAACGAAATAAAACAGGGTGACGTAGTTGAATTGACGTGTGAAGATAGTTCTTATTTACTAAAAAGACGCACGATAAGAAATTATTCATCCAGCGGATTGACCATAGAGGAGTTAATCAAAGATATATGGGATGAATTAGGATTTGATTTCGATTATGAGATTGACGATCCGAATACTTATATAGGGTCGATAAGAATAAAGCAAGGAAACGCAATGCAGCTGTTTGACACTTTGAAGAAGAATTTCAGATATAAGATATTTTTTCAAGGGGAAATATTATATATTGTAAGGCCTTATAATTTGACACAAACACAGGCTCAGAGAGAGGCAATAACCAAAAGATTTTCTTTTCAGCAGAATATTATTCAGTCTAATCTAACCTATCAAAATAGCGTTGATAACGACATCGTTTTGAAAGGAACGGTTAATATTACAGGAACCAATACCAAGATTGAAAGATGGGCATATTATGATAATAAAGGAGAAATTCAGACTTCTAATGTAGCAATAATTGGAAATCAAAGAACCAAGATATATCCTGATGGATATACAGCGAAACAATTAGAGACAGAGATGAAGAAAGATTTACCGGATTATTCTTATAGTGGTTACAAAGGAGCGTTTTTGACATTCTTAGAACCATCTGTAAGGCCAAGGATGTTTGCTACTATTTATGATGATAAATATCCTGAGAGGGAAGGAACATATATAATCAAGAGTGTGAAAAAGTCTTTTGGACTTAATGGCGCTCGTCAAGAAATTGAATTAAGTAAAAAGTCATGACATATAGAGAAGCATTTTTTAAATTAGTAGAACAGAGATTGGAATTAGAAGAGCTATATTCTATTATAGCGGTTGTGAATAGTGTGGATGAAGATACTCGTACTTGTGTAGTAACAGAAGTAGAAGGGGCAGTACTTATAGATGTGAAACTTCAGGCATTAAATTCAAGCTCTTTAGGATTAGTACAGATACCGACTGTAGGTTCTTATGTCATAGTTAGTTTTTTGAGTCCGACTGATAGCTTTATTTCTTGTTATACGAATGTAGATAAAATATTAATAGATACCGATTTGGTACAGTTCAACGGCGGAGATAATGGTGGATTGATAAATATAGAGGATTTAGTGGCGAAGATAAATAATATAGAAAATCAACTTAAAGATCATCAGCACAAATACATACCTTATCCGGGAGGAGCAGCAGAATTGCCTGTTTCAACAACAAAGGATATAGTAACAAACCCAGATTTTTCAAATACACAAGATTCAGATATTGAAGATACTAATATAACTCATTAATTATGGCAGAATTAAAAGACATATCATATGATGGAGGATTAGAATTCGATAAAGGAGATTTCAAAATCACAGAAAGTACACAGCAGGATATTGAATTTATCATGAACGCTGACGCTGGAGAATTTTATTCTTCTCCAACTTTAGGTGTAGGGATAGAAAAAAGATTAAGTTCAAATATCGACGCAGTCAGATTGAAAAAAACTATTCGAAGGAATCTATCCGCTGACAATATTCGCGATACTTTAATAAGTATTTCGCAAAACGAGAACGATTTTAATATAAACGTATCAGGAAATAGATTAAAATAATGGAAAAACATACTATTCAAGATAGACAGAATATTTTCGATGCAGGGCTTCAGCTATATGGAGATGTAGAACAGATATTTGATTTTCTT